TGATGCGACCGTGTTCACGGATGTCGAGCGCCTGATGGACGGGCAGCTGGCCGACATGGCTGCGCTCGATCCACCGTACAACGTGGACTACGCCAATGCCGCCAAGAACAAGACCATCGCGAAGGATCGCCGCATCCTGAACGATGCCCTGGGCGACGGGTTCTACCAGTTTCTTTACGACACCTGCGTGAACCTGCTGATGGTCACCAAGGGCGCCTGCTACGTCTGCATGAGCTCCTCTGAGCTCCATACCTTGCAGAAGGCCTTCACTGATGCCGGCGGTAAGTGGTCGACCTTCATCATCTGGGCCAAGAATACCTTCACCCTGGGGCGCGCCGACTACCAGCGCCAGTACGAGCCGATACTCTATGGCTGGAAGCAGGGAGCGGACCATTTCTGGTGCGGTGCCCGCGACCAGGGCGATGTCTGGTTTGTCGACAAGCCCCGCGTCAACGACCTGCACCCGACCATGAAGCCAGTAGAGCTCATCGAGCGGGCGATCCGCAACTCCTCCAAGAGCCGGGACATTATCCTCGACCTGTTCGGCGGTTCCGGCACCACGCTCGTCGCGGCCGAACGCACCGGGCGATCTGCCCGATTGATGGAGTTGGACCCGAAGTACGTCGACGTCATCGTTGAGCGCTGGCAGAACATGACGGGTCATGTGGCCGTACTGGAAGGCGAGGACCGGACCTATGAGGATCTGAAGGCGGCACGGAGTTCCAAAGACAAGAGCGGTGCATGACGCAATCGCGCCTCATGTCGTTTGCAGAGGCCACGACGAATGTCGTAGCGGGTTACGGTATAGCAGTACTGACGCAGGTGTTGGTATTCCCGCTGTTCGGGCTGAGTGTCTCTCTCGGCGAAAACTTCGGCTTAGCCGCCGTCTTCACCTGTATCTCACTTATCCGCAGCTTCGCGCTCCGGCGAGTGTTCAATGCGGTGGCTGTTTCTAGGTCCGCAGGTACTTAATCAGTGCGGCGATAGCCAGAACGAGGAAGACGAGGATGAGCAGGCCGAACAGGCCCATGCCCCATCCCATACCCATGCCATCAAAACCTTGCATCATGACCATTCCCTTCTGGGCGGCGCCCGATACGTGCATTCCAGTATAGCCGAAAAGGATACGATCTCCAACGACAACGCAGGGCTGTCATGCAGAGGCGCATCCCTGGCTTCAAATGTCGCTTTCCGATCGAGCCAGGTCAAAAACATTGATAGAGAAGGCTCACTTTGATCTCCCCGACTTGAGAGCCGCTGGGTATCTACCCGGCGGCTCTTTTTTCTCTTGGTGCAGGGCGTTCAGACGATCTTGTATATCCTGCCGCGAGCATCGCCCTTCTCGGAGGTGATCGTCAGGCCCAGTTTCTTCTTCAGGGCTCCCGCCATGGCGCCGCGCACCGTGTGCGATTGCCATCCGGTTGCTTCAACGATCTCGGCTAGTGTAGCACCCTTGGGGCGGCGCAGCAGGTCGATCATAAGGGCTTGCTTGGTGCCCTCTCGCTTCTTGTGTTCTTTTGGCTCAGAGTTAGCTGGGGTTTTCGCCGTGGGCTCGGCAGCGACCAGGGCGAGCTTCTGGCCGTCTCTGGCGTAGTCACCCTCGCGGGCGGGGCCCCGCGGTTCGATGATGCCCTTCTTGATAAGGTTGGCGATAGCCGCGCCGTAGACGCGCGGGTCGGCCTTGGACTTAGAGCGCTCCCGGTTGGGAACGGTGCCGTTGTTGCGGGAAGTGGCAGTAAGGATCACTTGTTCAGTATCGGTGAGCTTGGTCATGGTATGTCTCTGTCGGGGCATGGCCCGGCGGGAGTGCCGGTTCCTACGACCCTGAGCCCCACACTTGAGGTGGGGCAGGAGGCCCTGGCCGATGCCTCTGCCTATTCGGCGTGTTCGCCCTCCCGAAACGCGGCGTCTGTGACGCGGCGGAGCTGGCTTGCGTAGAATTCGAGGTTGCCGACATGGCCCCAGTGAAGAGCGTCGGGATCGGTGTTGAAGTGATCAGCGCTCAAACCTGCGAGTCGCTCCAGCATGGTGTCGATCTCGGCCTTCTTCGCGATGAAGGCGGCCAATGCTTTGCTGTTGTCCTTGGTGCTCGGCATCGTGTGGCGTCCGTGTTTGCTGCGTTGATCGGACATTTGCTCTACGTGCCCGGCTTATCCAGTCGATTGTGAGCAATGTGATTGCTAATCGAGGGGGCCCGTAATCGTGGGATTATCAATCCGCGCTTATGCAGCCCATCGGGGCGTCAGTCATACGAGCGTGCGGAAAGCGATCGCTTCTGGCAGGCTGTCGCCGGAACCGGACGGAACAATCGATCCGGAGAAGGCCGACCGGTCGTGGGTCAGAAATGCCGACCCCTCGAAGGCGCGGGGCAGCATAACGCTGAAGCCGGTCCCGGAAGCGGCGGTAGGCGCCGTCCGGGACACGCTTTCGGAGGCAGGTTCCCCGCTTGTGGGTGGCATGAGCTATCTCCACGCCAAGACGGCGGAGAAGGTCCTGACCGTTCAGCTGCTGCGCGAGAAGCTACGCCGCGAGAAGGGCGAGGTGGTCGAACGCGACTATGCGATCGAGCAGGGGTTCTCGTTTGCCAGGCGGGTTCGGGACCAGTGGCTCGGCTGGCCGGCCCGCGTTTCTGCTCTCATGGCCGCTGAACTTGGCATCGATCCGCACAAGCTTGAGGCACTCCTGACTAAGCAGGTCAGGGAGCAGCTTCAGACCTCCGCCTCGGATGAGCTTCGGCTGCATGAGCGGGCGGGGTGAGCGCAAAATTTCAAGTTTGAGTTCTCCAACGTTGAACTCGGACTACAAGGTGGAAAATGCCGAATGACTATTCCGGCAATGCCGCCTTCCTGCAGAGCCTTGCCGACGGTCTGACGCCCGATCCGTTGATGACGGTGGCCGAGTGGGCCGACAGCTATCGCATGCTCTCAGGGCGCGCCGCGGCCGAAGCTGGAAAGTATAGGACCTCGCGCACCCCCTACATGCGCGAGATCATGGAGAACTTGTCACCGTCGAGTCCGGTCGAGCGGGTGGTGTTCATGAAGGCGGCGCAAACAGGCGCCACGGAGGCCGGAAACAACTTCATCGGTTTCGTCATCCACCAGGCGCCGGGCCCCATCCTGGCGGTTCAGCCAACGGTGGAACTGGCGAAACGCAATTCGCAGCAGCGCATCGATCCGCTCATCGAGGACAGTGACGCGCTTAGGAAGATCGTGGCGCCTGCCAGGAGCCGCGACAGCGGCAACACGGTGCTTGCGAAGCGCTTTCCGGGCGGGCAGCTGGTTCTTACGGGCGCGAACAGCGCCACGGGGCTCCGATCCATGCCCGCTCGCTACGTGTTCCTTGACGAAGTTGACGCCTATCCGGGCGACGTGGACGGGGAAGGCGACCCGATTGCCCTTGCCGAGGCCCGCACGGCAACCTTCGGCCATCGCAAGAAGCTGTTTCTGGTCTCGACGCCGACCATCAAGGGCCTGTCGCGCATCGAGCGGGAGTATGAGGCCTCGGATCAGAGGCGGTATTTCGTCCCGTGTCCACATTGCGGGGAGATGCAGTGGCTGCAGTTTGAGCGGCTGCGCTGGGAGAAGGGCGAACCTGAGACCGCGCACTACCTGTGCGAAGCCTGTGATGCGGCAATAGCCGAGGCCACCAAGACCGACATGCTGGCGAAGGGCGAATGGCGCCCCACGGCCGAAGGAAATGACCCTCGTACCCGCGGCTATCACCTTTCCGCACTCTATTCGCCCGTTGGCTGGACCAGCTGGGCCGGTATTGCCCGGAGCTGGGAGGATGCCCAGCACAATGAAGCGGCTCTGAAGACGGCGAAGAACGTATTGTTGGGTGAGACCTGGATGGAATCGGGCGAGGCGCCCGACTGGCAGCGGCTTTACGACCGCCGGGAGCGTTGGACGCCAGGATCTGTTCCAGAAAAGGCGCTGTTCCTGACTGCCGGTGCCGATGTGCAGAAGGATCGCATCGAAATCGACGTCTGGGGCTGGGGCCGGGGGCTGGAAAGCTGGCTCATCGACCACATCGTCATCGAAGGTGGTCCCGACCGCCCCGCTGCTTGGTCAGAATTGACCGCACTGTGCGCGAAGACCTGGCGTCACGCGTCCGGTACGCCAATGCAGATCGTGCGGCTTGGCGTTGACACAGGCTACGAGGCGCCTGCGGTCTACGCATGGGCGCGTGGTCAGGGCTTCGAGCAGGTGTCGCCCGTCAAGGGCGTAGACGGCTTCAACCGGCTGAGCCCGGTTTCAGGGCCCACCTACGTGGACATGACGGCTGGGGGCAAGCGCATCCGGCGCGGTGTTAGGCTCTGGACCGTTGCTGTTTCTACCTTCAAGTCGGAGACATATCGGTTTCTGAGGCTCGAGCGGCCGACGGATGAGGAACTGGCCTCCGGCACCATGCATCCGCCGGGCACGATCCACCTACCAGCATGGGCCGAGAGCGAGTGGTGCAAGCAGTTCGTCGCCGAGCAGCTGGTGAC